TTATGAAGAAGCAGGTTTAAGTAATTTAATAGAAAAAATAACAAAAACAAAAGATGAGTCAGAAAAAACAAGCAAGAAAAAGTCAAGTAAGAAAGCAGACTCAACAAAAGAGTAATACTTTTGAGTTTGGTGTTTTTGATTTAGCAGTACCACAAAACGTAGAAGAACCACAAGATATATCAAAGGTACTTACTAAGTATATCCCTTTTGGTAACAACAATTTATTTCCACAATATTTAGCAGAGCTAAAACGTAAGTCATCTACACATAGAAGTGTACTTGCACAAAAGACTGTATTTACAAGTGGCGCTAAGTTTGTTACAAGCAATCAAGAAATAAAAGCATACATAAAAGATGTAAATGCTAATAAAGAAACTTTAAGACAAGTTTACAAGAAATTAGCTGATGACTATTACACTTTTGGAAATGCTTATGTAGAAGGTGTTTTATATGATGGTGGGGTAAACCTATACCATATAGATGCAACTACTGTTAGAATGGCTAAAAACAAGAAAGAAGTATATGTACACCCAGACTGGGCAAAGTACAATACTATGAAAGACAAAACACAGACTATACCTCTATATCCAAATGTTAAAGGTAAGAGGTTTGTGATGCATTTTAAAGATTATGAACCAACATTTACTTACTATGGCTTACCTGACTATGTTGCTGCATTGGATCATATCGCAGTTGATTACGAAATCGGCAAGTGGAATCATACAAAATTCCAAAATGGTTTTCAGCCATCTGCAATCGTTGAAATCTCTGGTGATATGGGTGAACAAGAAGCGAAACAATTGGTTAAAGAAGCACAAAAAAAGTTTGTTGGAGAAGGAAACAATGGAAAAATAATGTTTATTGTAAAGAATGGAGATACTTCACCTGCGAATGTTTCTATTATAAAAGATGACCAAGATGGTAGTTGGTTAGATTTACAAAAGATTACTGACCAAAATATTATTACTGCACATAGATGGCAACCTGCACTTGCAGGTATTGTTAGTTCTGGTAAGATGAACAACACAGGTAGTGAGATTAGAATTGCTTATGATATGGCAATGACAACTGTAATTAAAGATACTTCTGATTTAATCTTAGATGGTATAAAAGACATACTAAATAGAGAGATGGGCTTTATCGCAGAAGAGTTATTAATACAATACGAGCCACCAGTATCATTTGCTACTCAGCTTGATCCTACTAAGATACTTACTATAAACGAGCAAAGAAAAATGCTAGATGAAGATTTCCCAATGCTTGAAGAGGGTAATATGTTCTTGACAGATAGAGAGCAAATTATTGTTACAAGAGATGATGATGGTGATGGCAAAGGTGATAGTGAAGAAGAATTACAAGTAACTGAAGTAGAATCTCAAAACCAAGAACAATAATATGGCAAACGTAAATCAATACATACCTTTAGTAAGTGCAGGAGAAGTTATTAGTAATAGCTTTACAAATGCTAATACAGACCCTGCTTTAATATCTAATAATACTATTCTGCTTTCAGAATTAGCACATCTAAAACCTGCTTTAGGTAAAAAGTTTTACGAAGAAATAAAGAAACAGCATAATGATGGTACATTAACTACTGCAAATCAAACTTTAATGGATGATTTTCTTACAAGATGTCTATGTTGGTTTGTAAGATTTGAGGTAATTAATGAGGTACAGAGTAATAGTAGTAGTATGGGTATTGTACACAATGTAGATGAGTTTGCTACTATAGTAGACCCTTCAGAGTTAAATGCATATAAGCAAGACACATATAGAAAGTCTGAGATATATTTAAAAGATATGTTAGACTACATGGAAGATTCTGACCAGAATGGTTTATATCCTACATATGAATCTGACAGACCTGCTAGAGGTTATGCTTATAAGAATCATGGAATAATAATGTACGACAGTATTTACTCACGACCAAGAAGTTATAATTACAATAGTTGGAAAGATTTCTGTCCTTGTGATGACTGTTAAAATATAAAGATATGCCTTGTTACGAATGTGAAAATGGAATGTGGAGATTTGGAGAAACTGGTAACTGTCAGTATGATTCTAAAGAATCGTGTGAAACTGCTAACAAAGACTATTATGCAAAGACATATAATGACTATCCACAATCAGCAACTAACAATGCTAAGAGAGCTTTAAAGTGGGTAGAAGAAAATGGTTGGGGTTCTTGTGGAACTGATGTAGGTAAAAAAAGAGCAAGACAATTAGCAAGTAGAGAAAGTTTATCAAGAGATACTATAGCTCGTATGGCATCTTTTAAAAGACATCAGCAACACAAAGATGTACCTTATGATGAAGGTTGTGGTGGTTTGATGTGGGATTGTTGGGGTGGAACGAGTGGTATTAATTGGGCAATAAAAAAACTTGACCAAATAGACAAAGAAAAAAATAAATTAGATGATAGGTTTAAAGATTACTTAAATAAATATGGCTGCTAACGAACACAAAAACTTAACAGATGTAAACAGACATAACCCAAAAGGTTTTGAGTCTGCTTTTAACGATACTTTATGTAGTAAGTCTACAGGTACTGGTGCAGGTAACACAGATGGTAGTTTAATTTGGACAAAGAAAAACCTAATCAAGACTGATACGTTTGACATACAGGGTTATGCTACATTAACTAATTCTAATTATCACTATGGTGCTAATATGACTGATGGTCAATCGCCAAATGAATACAATCAAGACTATGGAGCAGGAACTGTTGGACAAACAGCTTTTGATATAGGTGATTTTTTTAAAGTAAAATCTTTTGTTATGCACAATGCTTGTAATGTAAATACATTATATATGTGGGCTAACTCTACAAGTTCAGCAACAATAACAGTAGCTTTATGCAAAATGACATTTGTAGCAGGAAATACTGGTGCTATTGATCCAGTAAAATTAAACGAATTAACAATAACAGGACAATCAAGTAACGATAATTTACAAGTAACTAGAAACTTAACTCCAGAAACAAGTTTAGCAGCAGGAGATGTATTATTTGCAATGGTAAAAGCATCAACAGCAGCAACAACATTTTTTAAGTTAGGCATACAAGTTGGCTATGACAATTAATAAACAAAATAAAATGAAAGATACAATTGAAGATACGATACAAGTGGGAATGGCAAATGCAGGAGCAATAGGAATATCGTTAGCATCGTTTAATGAAATACTAACGACAATATCCTTATTAATGGCAATAGGGTTCTCAATTTATAAATTTACAAAAACAAGAAAATAATATGGCAAGTACAGTAACAGCAGCAAACTTAACAGTAACTATAGTAGAATCATATACTTTAAATGGAGTGGCATATGGTAATACTGTAGAGAAAACATTTACATCTAAAGGACAAGTAGATCAAAGAATAATGAATGTGGCTACTTCTGAAAAGACTTTATTTAATTGGGGTGCAGCAGATGATGCAGGTACAGGAGTTGCTGCAAATTATGCTTACTTTAGAGTTACTAACTTAGATGATACTAACTTTATTACACTAAGAGTTTATAATGGTGCAGATAGTTTTTGGTATAAACTTGCAGCAGGTGAGAGCATGATGTTGATGAACAACGAAATGGATGCAGTAACAGGCACAAGTTTTGGTGCTTTAGCAGACATTACTTTAGTTGCTGCACAAGCAAATACAGCAGCTTGTGATGTAGAATTTATTGCAGTAACAGCTTAGTATGGCTAAAATAGTTTTTACTTTTAGAAAGACTAAGACTAAGAAGCGTAAAGGAGTACATTCTAAAAATTCTAGTAAAAGTCAGAATGGCTACAACAAACCAAAAAGAGGTCAAGGTAAATAATGACATTTAGCTACTTTAAAAAAAGTGAGTTTACTTGTAAGTGTGGTTGTAAGACTAACTTAATGGACTTAGATTTTATAGAAGATTTAGACAGAGCTAGGTCTTTTAGTAATATTAAATATAAAATAACATCAGGGTACAGGTGTCCAAATCACCCCCTGTCAATAAAAAATCCTTCCAGTTCACATATAAAAGGTATAGCTTGTGATATAGAATGTAAAGATAGTTATCAAAGAGC